CTTCGCAAGGTTGCAGGCCCAGAAGCCGTTTTGGGCAAGGGAATGGGTCCGTTGCGCGATGCCGAGAATGCCTTCAAGGCTATGGAATCAGATGCGCTTGCGGCGGGAAAGGTCATGAAGGATATGGCAATGAAGGAGCCGAATCCCAATCAAGTGATTGCGGACCTCTTTGCTGTGCAGGAAGGCCAGCAAAGCATCACTACGCTTCCTGCGGCTGTTAGGGAGGCTTACGAAAGCTTTGTGGTTAAACGGGAAAAAGCCACCGATGAAATTCTTGGGCTTTATGGGTCTATTCTAGAGCCTGACACTGCGGCTGCAATCGCTGCGGGCCGAACCAATTACATACGCACAACTTATGCCGCGCATGATCCAAGGGCAAAGGTCGGCGTGGATTATGCCACCGCTGCTTCGTCAGCCAAGTTCAAGGCTGAGTTGATGGCAAATGGCGCGACAGATGAAGCGGCTACGGCCACGATGAATAAGATGCTGAAAAATGTCACCGACATTTACAGCCCAGAATCTTTCACGAAGGGGACGGGACCGGGTTCCGCTCTAAAAGAAAAAGGCAAACTCTCTCAAGCCGCCAGAGAATTTCTTGGTGAAGTCAAAGACCCTTTTGCGAGGGTGGAGAACACGTTGCTTGCTCAGAACAGGCTCATCATAAACGAAGAGCGTGACGTTGCTATTCGTTCCATTTTAACGGAGAGTGGAATCGCCAAGAAGACGTTGACGCCTGAGGAGATTGCGAGCGGAACCTTTGTGAAGATGGTCAAAGGGGATGAGCCAACTGTTCACAGAAGTCTTTCTGATTTGTATGTCCCGAATTATGTTGCGGATGCTTTCAGGGAAGCAATCAGCCCCAATTTAATTGGAGATGGTGCCATTGCTAAATCTTGGATGACCCTAAGTGGATTGTCTAAGATGAGCAAGACGGTTGGCAATATTCCAGAGTCAATTCCTCCACAGGTTTTTGGAGGTTTACTAATGGCCGCATCGGGATTTAAGTTGAATCCTCTTGGGGTTGTGGACGGAATTAGGATGACCATGCGTTCATACGGATGGAGCGGAAAAGGTCTTTCAGTGACCGCACGCCTCAAGATGAACGGGGAATTGAACGAAGCCCGTAAATATGGCATTCTTCGCGGCGGTGTAGATTCAAACGAGCTAAATACATTGGTAAGCCAGTCTGCCGATATTGGTCGAAAGCCAAAGGCGATATTGGAGTTTATGTCCAAGGCGTATGGATTACCTGACAGCGCGTTTCGCTATTCTATCTGGAAGGAAAACATCAAGGAAGGCATTAAGATTAATCCGGGATGGGGTTTGGATAAGATAAAAAAAGAGGCTGCTCTGTTAACGAACGATCATTTCCCAACTTACGAGCTAATCCCGCGTCGATTCCGTCAGGCTTCTGCTCTTGGAGTTGCCAATACATTCGGAGCGTTTGAGTATGAGGTTATTCGCAATTCTTCCAATCAGTTAAAGTATGCCGTACAGCTTATTAATGAGGGGCAAAAGACTGGGAATTACGAAATGAGAGCGGCTGGAGCAAAGCGCCTGCTTGCCTTCTCTGCCATTGCTGGAAGCACCGTGGGTCTATCTGTTGCAATCTCTCGCTCAAATGGGATTGATGCTCAAAGGCAACAAGACCTAACGAACATAATGCCGAGCCATAGTTCCAACAGGGCAAATGCGTTCAAGATGGGCAAGGACGGAAAGTTTAGCTACACGCCGCTAAACTACATGATGCCGCACGCCAATATGACTACCGCCATTATTGCGGGACTACAAGGTGGAGATTCTGGCGCAATAATCAAGTCAATGATGCTAGGTGATGACCTCGGGCCGTTTATAACCCCGGCAGTTGAGGGCATTACAAACACCTATTACAACACTAATGTGGCGATTAATGAGCCAAGGAATAATCCCGCTGCTGCCCTAAGATTTGCCATGAAAGCGTTCATGCCACAGGTCATATCTGGAACCGTGGAGCGTATGTATAAGGCAAAAACCGGAGAAACCAATAAACTCGGCAACTCACCAACGGGAGAAGATGTAATGCTAAGGCTCGCGGGATATAGGCAGAACACTCAGCTAACCGTTAGGTCTGCCGCTATCAGGATTCGCTCCATATCTGACTCTATTGCTGATGAATCTTCTGGATATAGACGCATACTAAGGTCGTCGCAAGAAACCGGAAGGCCCATTGATGAGCAAACAATTTACGCTGAACGTGCTGAACGCTACGAGCAGAAGCAGAAAGAACTTCGTACGATATTTTCGTCTCTATCTAGATTATCCAAGGACAACGGGTTCTCAGAAGGAGACATCATTGACGCGTTCAAGGGGGCTGGCGTACCAAGCCGACTAATTGCGGGAGCGGTCTTTGGATTCATTACGCCAATGAATCGCGGTCTTCAACAGTCTAATACCGACATCATTCGGGAGATTATGGCTGACCCAGAAGCCTCCAAGAACATTAAGCAAAGCATCATTGCGCGAGCTGGTGGTAATGAGTTAATGAAGCTTCATCTAAGCGAAGCCTATCAAGCCGAGGCGCAATCTCGCGCCCGTGGCGTTGATCCGATTTCCAGCATATTCTTGGGTCTATCAATCGGAGACAATGAGCGGGCCAATGCAATTATGCGGGCATCTGCTGCTATGAAAGACAATCCAGAAGCGGTCAAGAAAATGATAGACCACTTCAAGAAGACTAGGGTGATAACCCCAGAGGTTGCCTACCAGATCAAGAACGCAAAGCCCTAAGCCCTTTCAACTAGGGTGTCCCAATGCTCGGCAAATTGACGGGTTAGGAAGAACCTAGCCCCGTCAAGGGCATTGCTGTAAAACTCGCAGCAATGGACAACCTCTTGCGTGTCTGGACGTGGAGCAAGGCAGAGAACTGTAAACCTAGCTTTGTTCACTTCTGTTTCTTTCAGTGATCCGTCCGGCATGAGTTGATGCACAAACTTGACGAATCCGCTTAGTCTCCACAGCTCATCCTCTTGTGATGTCATGTTTATTTCCCCCTGTTTTCTGATTTTAGTTTCCACTTTTTGCCGTATTTCCCAGTTGAGAAAGTGCCACTCCATTGTTACGAAGGAAGATGCATTGTGAAGGCGTGGTTGTGTTAATGGCTAGAGAAGGTGTAGATGTAGATATTAATGATGTTTATAAATATTATGATGAAGTAATTATTCCAAATAGGAATAAATAATGGGAAGGCTGGTGGGTTTTGGGGTTGCGCTTCGCTTCGTTACGCTTCGTTACGCTTCGTTACGCTTCGTTACGCTTTGTTACGCAAGGCACGCCGAGACTAACGGCCTTAGCCGTGAGTAAAAAGAATTTTCACAATTCCAAAACAATTAGCTTGCAATCTAATTTGGCTGGCTTAGTTTGGCGTCAATCCCATTACGGGAGCACAGAAACAAAGTAGGAAAAGTCAGAAAACCAAATAAAAATATGAGTCACGAAATTAACATCAACGATACGGTTATCTTCGGCAGCAACACGCCCGCTTGGCATGGCCTCGGGACGGTGTTTGCTGGCCTTTTAAGCCCTCTTCGCGTGTTTGCCGAGGGCGTAGGCCATCGGGACATCCTTGAGGTGCCTGTGGTCATTGGCGGGCTTACGCTGTCTGGTCAAAAAGGGCTGGTTGGCGTTACGTCTAAAGGGGTGCAAGTGCCCTTGGCTGTGGTCGGTGACGGCTACGGTGTCCTTAAGAGCGAATCCATGTACAAGATTCTTGAGGGCGTGTACGCCGGACAGGCTGTTGTGGATGCAGCCGGAACCCTTCGCAATGGTGCGCGGGAATGGTGCCTCGTTAAGCGTTCGGCATGGAGCGTTAAGCAAGACGACGTTGTTTTGACGTATGACCTCTGGCTTAATCGCCACGACGGCAGTGGGTGTTTTGAGCTGCATCGCACCAACATTCGCGTGGTTTGTGCGAATACGTGGAAGATGGCCGTGCAAGGCGGCAACCGCGTCTTCGGCGTGCGTCACACTCGGAACGTGGAGCAGGGCGTGCAATCGGCGTTGCAAGTCTTGGGCTACGTTGAGGCGCAGGAGCAGACGCAGCGTGCGGCGGCGCAGCGTATGGCAACGGCTTTTATGAGCCGTGCAGAGGCAGCAGCGGCGTTTAACGTGCTCCTTGGCATCCGGGAGGGCGTGGAAACGTCTACTCGCGCAGAGAATCAAGCGGCGGAATTGAATCGCCTGTTCACCACTGGCGCGGGCAATTCAGGTTTGACGCGCTGGGATGCCTTCAACGCCGTGACGGAATATGTGGATCACGGGCGTTCAACTCGCGTTGCAGACGGGCGCAGCGGTGCAGAGGTGCGGTTTGAGTCGGTGCTGATGGGTTCTGGTGACGCAATGAAAGCCAAGGCGTTTGACCTTCTGAGCGTCTAATAGCCTTAAGAGCGCAAGCCCCTCAAGTGAGGGGCTTTTTTGTGCCTACTCATTCCAAATAACCACCGTAGTTGGGTTGATGCGGGTGACAGAGAATGGCCTAAGCGGAATCTGAGGCATAATTTGTTGGGGAATTACCCATATGGTCGGCTTCGACGTAATGATCGGCTTGTCCTCCTTAATTTCGTCCCCGAATAGGTCTAGGGACGGCCCCTTGCGAGCCGTTCCTTGCGTTTCTCGGGCACTTTGATTGCTTTTCGCCATAGGGAGCCGCAAGGGAGGGGAATGCGAAACAATCGGTCAATGGGGAATTTCCCCGCTTGCATAACTGAGCGTGTTATTATTTGTTCCTGTTAGTTGCGGGTGAAGCCGCACAAAAGTTCAATTTACGGGGTATTTTACACCCCAAAAAAGAAGACCGGATGTGCTACTTCACTAGCCTCCGGTCTTCTGCTTTTTCTTAGTTCTCGCGCAGACCAGAGTTCATAGGAACTGAGCGTGTAACCTACGGTATTCGCGAACGGCGAACCGATATTAGGTGAAGGTGCGGTCCCCGAGGCTAACAGGCAAAGAGCCTGAATCGTAGGGGTATCAAAGTGATGCGAAAGCATGATTCACCGACAGGCTACGAGAAACAGCCAAGGCTAGGAGGCACAAGCCGCAAGCCGAGGTCGGAAAAGCGAACGCGAAGACTGCTTTATGCGCTGCTTAACAATCCCTGATGGCAGGGATTACTGCGTCCACTCGCCTACTTTATGCGACTACTCAACGCATCCGCCCGCAATGGATCGAATCCCTTAATCACGAAGTGAAAACCACTAGAAACTAAGGCCAATGAGAGAAAACTGATTGCCGCAAATAGCCTTAAGGGAGGGATTTACTTAAGGCCGCGAAAAAAGTTGAAGAAAAGATTTGATGCAAGCCGGGAAATCTGAATGATGGCGGCAGATAGGTAAACAACAACATGAAAAATATGAATACAAAATTAGAAGACATCAACATCGTTCCCGATTTCGGGAAGATTAATCCCCTCACGGAGAACGAAGCTAAATGCCACCTTTACGGCATGGCGGCAATTGCGGCGAGTTTGGCCTTTGAGCTATACATCAAACAAAAGTATTACCAAAAGCCAGAAGGAATGCACGAATCGGGTTACACCGAAAACCTATTGAAAAGGTTTGCGGATGCCGCGAAAGAAGTAGGCCGTCTCTGTGTAGCTAAGGAGGGCGAAGTGAAATGAAGGCTACGTTAGAATTTAATTTGCCAGAGGATGACGCGGAGCACGTTCGTTCCGTCAACGCCAGCGCGGCTTGGTCTGCGCTCTACGATATTGATAATAGAATCAGGGGCATAATCAAATATGGCCTTAATGAAGAAAGCTCCTACGAACAGGAGCTGGCAGAAATCAGAAGAGAGATTAACGAAATAACCGCTCTCATTGGGAGCAAATAAAATGAAACAGAATACAAAACTAACTGAATTGGAAGCCTATTGGAAGAACGAAGCTGACCGCTATTCACGATTATATAGTTGGCAGTTTGAAACGGATCACATTAAAGCGGTTGCGGCATCAAAGGATGAAACGCGACTCTATCGCAAGGCCGGAAACAAATACGTTCCGGTTAATGACCCATATGCGTATGACGGTTTAAGGAACGGATTCTGGCTGATTCAAATCAAGGATGGATGCACGTCCATCCGCCAGCAAATCTATCCCGATAAGGCGCACATCACTTCCGCTGCCCGACTCATGGAAGAAAAGCTTGTTGAAATTATCCGCAAGTCTGGTGAAGCTCGTCCCGCTAAAACTGCCTTAACGCCTGAACAGAAAAAGGATTGGGATAGGTTTATTAAGAAGCACGGAGCAGAGTTCAACACCCTTCACTACCCATCTATGCAGGAGAATGCCGAGAAAATTATTGAGGCATTGCTCGGTAGGGAGGGCGCGAAATGAGCACGTTCTTAAACGCGAGAAATGGAACGAAAGCCCGCAAGCCTCACCGCTGCTGCTTGTGCGGCGAACGCATCAACGCTGGCGACACGCAGGACCGGCGCACAGGCATCAGCGACGGCAGCGTGTGGACAATGCATATGCACCCCGAGTGTCACGCCTACGAACAGAAGCCTAGTGTCGTCGATCCTGACTGGTATGAGGACACGAGCGATTCGGCATTTAGTCGCGCCGAGGCAATCGCGGCGATGAAGGAGGGCGCGAAATGAGCACGGAAGAAACCACGCCCACCTGTCAGCCAGACGTAGCGCACGCACGGGCCAAGAAGCTTTCCGAGGCAAGCAACGCGCAACTGTCCCTAATTTGCGGCGAACTCACCGCCAGAGAACTCAGGACAATCCGAGCCGTTCTTGGATTTATTTTGAGAAACACAGAAAAAAGCATTGAAGAAGGCAACCAAAACTGAATGAATCAACACGATGAACACAGACATAAAACAAGCCGTAGACTGCATCAAAGAATTACTCGCTCGCCTTCCGGCCCCGACTTGCTCGGAGCAGGAAGCGGCAGTCGAAACCGCCAAGGAGTTTTTGCTCAAACATGATTGATATAACTGCCACAATGGAAAGCGTTCGCTTTCTGTTTAATAAACATCTGAAGAAGATTGACCTAACGGTTCAAACTAAAATAAAGCCGGAAAAGGATTACGCATATAAACCAAAGGTTAGTGACGAGGTAGTGTTTAAGGTTCGCAGCGAACTTCAGCGCGGAAAGACACTCATTCAAACCGCTAAGGATCACGGTATATCCACGACCACTGCACACAAAATTAAGCACTTCCACGGGTGCTTCGGAAGGGGAATTTTAGCCAGACAAACAACATGAAAACATCAGAAACATTAACTAAACTCGCACCAGCTCTGCTGGCAGCTCAAAAAACAATTGGCAACGCCAAGAAGCAAGCCACCAACCCGCACTACAAGACTAAGTACGCCAATCTGGAATCAGTTATTGAGGCGACAAAAGACGCACTCAACGAGCAAGGAATCGTAATCATCCAGTCCGTTAGTCAGGTGTATGCGGGTGCCATTAATGTAGTCACGCGGCTCATGCATGAGAGCGGTGAATACATCGAGGACATTGCTTCGGCACCACTCACGAAGCAAGACGCGCAGGGCGTAGGCTCTGCCGTCACCTATCTGCGCCGCTATTCCCTCGCAGCCATCTGCTCCATCACGCAGGAGGATGACGACGGGGAATCCGCGAAAGACCCAGCAATCACGAAGGCACAACTTGTTGCCATCCAAACCAACGCAGAGAAAAATGCAGAAATGATCGAAAAAGCCTTGAGCTACTTCAAGGTAGCTGATCTAAATAAGCTTAGTCAGAGCCAAGCGAACATCATCATCAACAAACTAACATGATCACAGTAAAAATCGACGTAACGAAAATTGACAAGAATCTCCTCTACAAGGGAGCCAAAGGCACCTACCTTGATGTGGTGCTTTTTGAAACGCCAGAGGACAAGTATGGTAACGACTATCGGGTAGTGCAAGGCGTGACCAAGGAAGCCCGTGCAGCGGGAACCAAGGGGGCAATCCTTGGCAACGGCAAGGTGATCGGCGGCAACTCAAAGCCAGCATTCAACAAAGCGGAACCGAAGCCAGTGGCCAGCGAAGACGTTCCTTTCTGATCGGATAGCATAAAGTGTGGGCGGCACTATATCCGCCTTTTTCAGTAAATAAACATAAAATGAAACAGCTCAATGAACTTACAATCGCAATCTTCATCTTCGTCTGCACAGTCTTCATCGCGGCGTGGCTTATTCTCTCGTCTCGCTGAGATGACAGAAGAGCGCAACAGGTCGGATTGCCTAATATCGGAACTCCGATTTCTGGCATCAATGATTCGCCATGACGGCGTTTTGCACAAAAACATCGAAATCATCACGGAAAAAGCAGACGCACACATCAAGCGTCGTTGGAGCCTTATGGCTAACGAAAAAACATGAACGGCAAAGGAGACAGTCCACGCAATTTAGGCCCGAAATATCGGGAAAACTACGATAGTATATTCAGAAAAACAAAAACATATGAGTCACTGGTACACAAAAAACGGAGAAGCAATGCACAGGGTTCCCGGCAAGACAGTTGCCGAGAGAGATACCACAATAGCGGACGCACGGACTATGGGTTTGCTCCCATCGGTCAGTGGGATTACGAAGATAATGGCGAATCCCGGTCTTGACCGCTGGAAGCAAGACATCACAATTGAAGCATCTCTTAAGTATGCTATTCAATCTGCTTATGGGGATATGGATGAGGACAAGCTTTACGCTGAAATCCGCGCAGAATCCAATAAGGTAGCAGGAGCGGCAGCAGACCTCGGGGTGAAGATTCATGCGGCGATTGAGTCCGCATTAGGATGCCAACAATGGGAAAATCAAACCGTTGAGTTGGCTGACGGCAAGCAAGTGGAGCTTAAAGAACTCGTTGATCCAGCATTGGCGAAGCTAGAAGAACTCGGAATCAACATTGTTGAAACCGAAAAGGTAGTCACCTGTTCATCTCATGGCTACGCTGGACAGATGGATGTTTCCTATGTTCATGGCAATGTAGCTGGCGTTCTGGACTTCAAGTCCACTAAGACTAAGCCCACCAAGAAGATTGAGGTAAGGCAGGGACAGTCTATGCAGATTGCAGCCTATCACTACGCTTGCTGGAGCAGTAGGGACAAGCCGCACTTCCAGCCAAATCACCAAGGGATCAACCTCTACATCTCCACCACCGAGATTGGTCGTGTTGACGTAGTGAAATACGATGCCGCCGAGCTTGCAAAGCAATGGGATGGCTTCCTTGCGTGCCTCACTTTATGGCGATTGCAGAACAACTACGATCCTCGCACGAAGGAGGTTGTATGATTGAACGCGATTTGCCACATTCAGAAGAGGCTGAACGCAATGTAATTAGCTGCGTGCTTTTGGATGGTGCCTCGGCACTTGTCACAGCACTTGACTCAAAGATTACAGAAGCGTGCTTTTACGACCCAAAGAACTCCAAGCTTTGGCGTGCAATCATCTGGAATCACAATCACGGCAGACCCATTGAAACAGCCATCATCGTTGATGAACTGCGAAAGGTGGATAAGCTAGACAGCATAGGACTTGGACATATTCTTGGCGTTTCCGATGCCATTCCTACCACCGCTGGGTTTGCTCACTGGCTTGAGCAAGTGCGGGAAACTTATGTACTACGAGAACTCATCAAATGCGCCAACGAAGTGCGGGACTGCGCTTACGGCTACAAAGGCAACGTGGAAGACTTCGTGGCAGCAACTTCCCGTATCCTATCCATCCGTCATGCGAGCCAGAAACAAGAAACGCTATCGTCGGCTGCTGGGGATGTCTTTGACCTTTGCCAGCGCATACTTGCAGGAGAAGATACGGAAGTGGATCGCGGCCTTCCTTGGCCTTGGCCGGACTGGAATAAACGCTTTGGTCCAGCGCAACCGGGGGAACTAATCGTCCTTGCAGCCCGTCCCGGCAGAGGCAAATCTAGCGCAGGAAGGCAGATTGCATGGCATTGGAGCCAGAAAGCAGGCGATGTGCTGCTATTCTCACGGGAAATGCCTGTCTGTGGCCTTCCCCAGCTCTTTGCCCAGAGCCTTAGCGGTAGTAGCTGGCGTGAGTTTCGTCGCAACGAGCTAACTTCGGCAGACTCCGCTACGTTCATTGAGTCCGTCAAGGAGGTACAGGCAAATAAGAGGATTCACATTTATGATAGAGACAGGACGTTGGCGCAGCTTACGGCGCGCATTAAGGCATTCCATCAGATTAAACCAATCAAGGGCATTGTCATCGACTACTTGCAACGCTACGACCCACAGCAGGATCGCGGGGAAACCCGAGATGTGGCGATTGGGCGCATGACTATGGCTATCAAGGACGCGGCAATTGAATGCGGCATCCCCATTGTCCTGCTCGCTCAAATCTCCCGCAGCGTGGAACGGGAAAACCGTGAGCCTATGCTGTCCGACTTGCGCGAGTCGGGAAACATCGAGCAAGACGCAGATCGCGTTATTTTCCTTGACGCACCTACAAACACGCCCGATGGTGCCACCCAAGACCTAAACGACGGAGCAGTTAGGCGTATCTTTGTAAATGCAATCCAAGCCAAAGGGCGAGGCGAGGGACAGGATAGAGTCGGGATGATGTTCAATCGTCCCATCACGTCGTTTGAGTCAATCGTTCATTCATAATTTAGGGTGCCATCCCTCAAGGATGGAAAGCGGTTATGCAACAGATTTGATAAACTGGAGCGCAGACTAAGCCACCCTATTAACGCGGGGGATCGTCCAATTGAGGATTTCGTAATTCATACGAAGATGTAGGCAACCCCTACTCCCTCGCACCATTCAGTAAGTTACTAAACAACACCACATAAAATCAAATGAAACCAAATCGTAAACTAGATGAACTTGAAGAAACCTTAATGGAAGACTTCGTTCAAGACATTGGAGGAAGCGAAGACCCCGTTGACCAATTCAAGGCAATTGAACGTTACGCCAAATTCGTGGAGGCCCGCTCTTCACGCATTACATCCGAGAACATTCAATCACAGAACACGTGGTCTCAAACGCCGGACGCTTAAAGTTCCGTGTTGATTCCTCAACGGAGGAACACGGATCGTTTTACAGCGTTGAGTTCAAGGATGAGAACGGGGACTGCAATTGCCGCGACTTTGCGGTTCGTTGCCAACCCCTCTATCAAAAAAGCAGGGTTGTTGTAGAATACGGCAATCCTGAAAGAACACGATGCAAACACATAAACCAAGTGCTCATATTCATTGCAAATAAAGCAATAAGCGGGGTGCTTAAGTGATAATCATATAATATATGACAAATAGAGAAACGATTGATGCAATTAGCAAAAGGTGCAGTGAAGCTAGCCAAATGGGGTTTAAGCTGGCCCTAGAGCCATTTGACGGGGGTTTCCACTGGCAATGGAAGCATCCCAATGGAGTGCTAGGACTGGTTGGCTCAACAAACGCTGCTACAAAGGAAGTTGCGCTAATGTTTGCTACACTATCCATCTTTTAATGATACATAATGCTTTGGCAAAGCTACATTGCGGGGGACGGTGGACTACGGCAAGAAAACGTAGCTTCATCGTCTCCGCATTACGCCGCGCCAGCGGAAGATGGGCACCAAAGAACGACGCAAAAGCCGCTGCCCGCATTGCGAGGAACACATACAGATGTGCCTCATGTGCCAAAACTTTTGGCAACTCGGACATACACATTGATCACATCATCCCTGTCGTTAATCCCGCTAAGGGATTCACGACATGGGACGACTTCATTACTCGTCTATTTGTGGAAATCGACGGTTTCAGAGCCGTTTGCACGACCTGTCACTCCGAAATTACTGCCAAGCAAAGAAACGTCCGTAGCGAAAGGCTAGCCAATGAAAAAGTTCGTCATTGTAAGTGATATTCACGGCAACGCTAAGGACGAGCGTGCTTGCAACGCTGCCATCGCCTTCACCAAGAAATTCAGGCCAGAAATACGCATCATAGCTGGCGACCTCTGGGACTTCTCAGCCATCCGCACAGGGGCAAGTGAGGACGAACGCGCAGTGTCCATGCAGGACGACTTTGAGGCCGGAAAAGACTTCGCCAACGACTTCTTTGGGCGCACCTCAGAGAACGTCCTTATGCTAGGGAATCACGACATCCGCGCATACGACCTACGAGACAGCAGGGATGCCGTTAAGGGCGATCTAGGCGAGCGCATGGTTGCAGACATCAAGGCACTTGCTGCCAAGCATAAAGCCAAGCTAATTGACTATGACTCCCGAGAGGGTGTTTACGAGCTTGGCGACCTTAACGTAGTGCATGGCTTCCACGCTGGGATGTCAGCCTGTGCCTCCCATGCCCGCGTCTACGGCAACGTAGTCTTTGGGCACATCCACTCCATCGAGAGCTTCCAAACGCCGGGAATCAAGCAGAAGGAGGCTCGTAGCATTGGTTGCCTATGCGACCTCAACCCGCCCTACGTCAACCGAAAGACTGGCAAGCTACGCTGGTCTCACGGGTGGGCCTATGGCTGGCTCCACAACGACGGCACCTACGCCATATTTCAAGCTAGGGGAGTTAATGGCAAGTTCTACGCGCCAACAAATATAGCCGAATACTAACATGAATCCTTGGGCTGAAATGGATAAGATTATAAAACGAATCCCTGAACCAACGGGATCGGATTGGTTCACAAGGATTGACTTCATTAATCGCTACAAAGTGTCGGAAAATGTTGCGACTCGCCTTATTCGTAAAATGTATGCAAATAATTTGCTTGAAGAATGGAGTGGCACTTTCTCAACTGGGAAATACGGCAAAAAGTGGAAACTAAAATCAGAAAACAAGGGTAAGTGATATGACATCACAAGAAAATGAGCTATGGAGACTAAGCGGATTGGTCAAGTTCGTGCATCAACTCATGCCAGACGGATCACTGAGAGAGACAGAAGTGAACAGAGCTAGATTCACTGTTCTTTGCCTTGCTCCACGTCCAGACACGCAAGAGGTTGTGCATTGCTGCGAGTTTTACAGCAATGCGCTTGACGGGGCTAGGTTCTTCCTAACCCGTCAATTTGCAGAGAATTGGGACGCCCTAGTTGAGCGGGCCTAGTCTACTTCAGGATGTCTTTCCTGACGCTATTAACCTCATTCGCCAACTCCTTGTCGTCACTGAGCATCAACTGCAAACGGATTGATGCGGTAGACGCTGGAACAGCAAACGATCCAATATTGAGATATTGATTGCTCAATCCAGTTAGAAGTTGAGACGTAATAGACCGATCCTTACCAGCATCAGTCATAATTGCTGCGGCTAGATTATATTTAGCCCCATTTACGGAATTAAGCAAAGACTTCAAGAGTCCGATTTGTCCAGCAGAACCACCGGGACGCCCCATTGCAACCGTGCTACCAACGCCCAATGCGGTAATCACATCTCTTGGCATATTGCTAATGCCGCCATATTTCTCGTAGTTTGATAGTCGGGCAATCGCGGGAAGAGACTCTTGGAATCTCTGGAACTTATCCGTTGGCATGATTTGACGCAGCAGATGTATAGGATTCCCCTTGTCTTGAAGATTGGGATTAAACATCTCTTGAACCTTCTTGCCATCAAGCGTCCAAATCTGACCGGGAGCACTAGTGTTAGACGTAGCAAAATTCAATAGGTCGGCAACAGCCCTACGCTCAATCTTATCCGCAAGTGCTGGACGCTGAGACTTGATTGCGTCAAATATACGTTTGGCATCCTTCGGGTCCATTTGCTGGAACATTTCAGTGACCTGTCCCTCACGTCCCTTGAATGCATTTACGCCAATTTCTGGCATATCCTCAAACGCTCTATTGATTTCACCGCGCTTGAGCTTGGCGATAACTTGGGCTTGAT